GTACAGCGCGGCCACAACACGCGACCAGGCACGCATTGTGTTTGATGACGCCAAGGCCATGGCTGAGCGCCTGCCAGAGCTACGCACCTACCTGGGCGTGGCCATCATGCAGCACAGCATCACGGTGGCACACACGGCCAGCAAGTTCACGCCATTGGCGGCCGAGGCCAGCACGCAGGACGGATTGAACGTGCACTGCGCAGTCATTGACGAGTTGCATGCACACAAAAAGCGCGACCTGTATGACGTGATCGACACGGCCCGAGGAGCCCGAGAGCAAAGCCTGCTGTGGCTGATCACCACCGCCGGTACAGACCGCAGCGGCATCTGCTACGAGCGGCGCACCCACATCACCAAGGTGCTGGACGGTGTGATTGATGACGTGACCATGTTTGGCATCGTCTATTCGATCGACGACAACGATGATCCGTTTGACCGGTCTACCTGGGCCAAGGCCAATCCCAACTGGATGATCAGCGTGTTGCCCGATGACATGGAGGCAGCAGCCCGCAAGGCCGAGGCCATGCCCAGTGCCTTGAACAACTTCCTCACCAAGCGCTTGAATGTCTGGGTGAACGGCGGCGAGTCGCCTTGGATCGCCATGAAGGCATGGGATGCCTGTGCTGATACCAAGCTGCAGCTATCCGACTTCGCTGGTGAGAAGTGCTGGGCCGGGCTGGATCTCGCGCAGAAAAAGGACTTTGCGGCCTTGTGCCTGGCCTTCCTGCGGGACGGCATCTGGTACGTGTTCATACGCCTGTACTTGAACGAGCTGGCAATTTCTGAGAGTGGCAATGCTCACCTGAGCGGCTGGGCCCGTGCTGGCTATGTGCAGGTCACGGATGGTGACATCACTGACTTCGATGTGCTGGCCGATGACATGCGCAAGGACTGCCGCACTTTCGACATGCAAGAGATTGCATTTGATCCGGCGCTGTCCATGTACTTCGCAGGCAAGCTCATTGAAGAAGGCCTACCGATGGTGGAGATCGCCCAGCGCGCTCTGTTTTTTACACCCCCTTTGATCCAGGTGGAGAACGTGGTGCTGGAGAAGAAGCTGCGCCACGACGGCAACCCTGTCATGAGCTGGATGATCAGCAACGTAGTGGTCAAGGTCAGCAAGTTCAACGAGCTGAGGTCACCCACCAAAGAGCGCCCAGAAAACAAGATCGACGGCCCCATGGCCATGCTGATGGCACTTGGCCGTGGCATGGCATCAGGGGGCTCCCCTGACATTCAACAAGGCTTCGTAATACTGTGAACCAATCAACCTGGAGCAATGCGCAGGCTCGCGCCTCCGTGCCAGGCTCGCCCATTCTCACGAACTGGCGAGCCGAGCGCGAGGCTGCGCGTGTGGCCTCTGTGCGGAATGATGGCGCGGTCACCTACGACCAGTCGGTGCTTGATGCATTTGGCGTTACTCCTGGTGCTGCTGGCATCAGCGTGACGCCTGTGTCAGCCATGCGTGTGGCTGCTGTCTTCGCGTGCGTGCAAAAGATTGCCGGTGCTATCGCCACACTCCCGCTGGACATATACCGAACAGATGGCGAGACCCCGGTAAAGCTGCCCCGTGATGACCTTTGGTACAAGCTCAATGAGCAGCCCACTGCGCAATACACCGCCGCTAGTCACTGGGAAGGCATCAGCATCAACCAGCTGCTGCGCGGTGACGGCTACACCTGGATTCGGCGTGCCGCCAACAACACCATCCGCGAGCTGCGGCCCATTCCCTGGGGTTGCGTCAACCCGGTGCTGCAGCCGGATTGGACAGTGCGTTACTACCTCAGCTACCAGGGCATGAATACCTGGCTGGCACCGGATGAGCTGCTGCACTTTCCGGGGTTTGGCTTTGATGGCGTGCGCTCCATGTCGGTCATCAGCTTTGCGGCCCGCAACGCGGTGGGTAACGCCCTGGCCATGGATGAGTACTCCGGCAAGTTCTTCCAGGGTGGTGCCCATCCATCCGGCCTGATCAAGTCCCCATCCAAGATGACACCCGAGCAGGTCACCGCCCTGCAGCTGGCATTCGCCAACAAGTACTCCGGCCTGGACAACGCCCACAAGCTGCCCATGGTGCTCACCGAGGGGCTGGATTTCATGAACATCAGCATCTCCGCTGAGGACGCGCAGCTGCTGGAGGCCCGCAAGTTCCAGGTGGTTGACATTGCCCGCGCCTTTGGGGTGCCGCCGCACATGATCGGTGAAACCAGCGCAAGCACCAGCTGGGGCAGTGGCATTGAATCCATGTCGCGTGGCTTTGTCACCTACACCCTGCAGGGCCACCTCAAGCGCATTGAGCAAGAGCTCAACCGCAAGCTGTTCCCACGTGATGTAGGCCGGTTTGTTCGCTTCGACCGAGATGCCCTCACCGAGGGCGACAGCAAAGCCCAGGCCGAATACAACCGCTCTGCATTGGGCGGCCCTGGCAGCGGCCCCGGCTGGATGAGCGTGGACGAGATCCGCAAAAGCAAGGGCCTGCGCCCACTTAAGGGCCTCAACGCCGAAATTTATGACCCGCGCACCGCGCAACCTCAAGGCCAAGGCAATGAAAATCCTCCAACTCCTGCGTGACAACGAAAAGCGCGCAAAGGCACCAGCCAGCCTGGTGCGCAACAGCGTGGACGAAGCCACCATCTACATCTACGACATCATTGATGCGTATTGGGGCGTGAGCGCTACCAGCATCGTTCAGCAGCTCGAAGATGTGGCGGACGTGCCCACCTTGCATATCCGCTTCAACTCACCCGGCGGTGATGTGTTCCAGGGCAAAGCCATTGCAGAGGCTATCCGCCGCTTTACCGGCAAGACCATCGCCCACATTGACAGCCTGGCTGCCAGCGCGGCCAGCAGCATTGCCATTGCCTGCGATGAGGTGGAGATCTCGCAGGACGCCTTCTTCATGATCCACAACGCCAGCGGTGTGGTCTGGGGCGACAAGGTGGCGATGCGTGAACGGGCTGATCTGCTTGAAAAAGTAGAAGGAACAGTCGTCTCTGGCTATGTTGCCAAGACAGGCAAAGACACTGCCGACATCGTCTCCTGGATGGATGCAGAGACCTGGTTCACTGCCGATGAAGCCATTGCCAATGGCTTCTGCGACCGCATCTCCGGCGCTGCCGACAAAGCCGCCAAAAACACCTGGAACCTTGCTGCCTACAACAAGGCTCCCAAGGCCTTGATGGAGCCCGCAGCAGCAGCACCCAAACCCGAAACATCAGGCGCAACGCAGACCAACCGGAATGCGCTGCGCCTGGCAACGATTGAGTAGCGCTTCTCGCGCAAATCAAACCGCCGAGGCCGGACGCCTCGCATCCCTTGGGAGCCACTTGGCTCCCTTTTTTATGGAAACCTGATATGACTACGATCCAAGCCCTGCGCGAGAAGATTGCCAACCTCGCAAAACAAGCCAACCACATCTTGGCCGAAAAAGGCTCTGCCACCTGGACTGCTGAAGAGCAAACCCAGTTTGACAACCTGGCCGATGAAATCGAACGCGCCAAGTCCCAAATCCGGGCCGAAGAGCGCATGCGTGAACTGGAAGCCGACAAGTTTTTCAACGACATCACCAAAACCAGCGGCAACACGGGTGGCCAGCGTCAGGATGAAGGCACCATCAGCGTGCGAGATGCCGTGGCCCTGTACCTGCGCAACGGTTCGAACGTGACCGCCGAACAGGCCGTTGCCATCCGCAATGCCATGTCCACCACAACCGCTGCTGAAGGCGGCTACACCGTGCCGTCTGAAATTGCAGCCATGGTGATTGACAAGCTCAAGGCCTACGGCGGCATGCGCGAGGTGGCCACCATCTTGCCCACCTCCACTGGCGTGGATATGAACTGGCCCACCTCGGACGGCACGGCAGACGTGGGTGAAATCGTTGGCCAAAACACCGCTGCAAACGCTGGCGACATTGTGTTTGGCACCATCGGCCTCAAGCCGTTTTACTACACCTCCAAAAAGATCGCCCTGCCATTGGAGTTGATCCAGGACAGCGCCATCGATGTCATCGCCTACGTGATCGACCGCCTGGGCACTCGCATTGCCCGCATCCAGAACACGCACTTCACCACCGGCGGCGGCACGACTGTGCCCGATGGTGTGATTCCCAAAGCGGGCACTGGCAAAACCGGCACCACCGGCCAAACGCTTACCGTCATCTACGACGATCTGGTTGACCTGAAGCACTCGGTAAACCGCGCGTACCGCCGCAATGCCCGTTTCATGCTCAATGATCTGAGCGTTGCTGTGGTCAGCAAGATCAAGGACACGACTGGCCGCCCCATCTGGACACCCTCGCTGACCGATGGCGCGCCGGACATGCTGCTGGGTCACCCGGTCGCCATCAATGACGACGTGGCCGTCATGGCCGCCAATGCCAAGTCCATCGCCTTCGGTGACTTCAGCAAATACACCATCCGCGATGTGCAGGGCACCACCCGCATCCAGCGGTTTGACGATTCGGCATTTGCCCTGGCAAACCAAGTCGGCTTCTGTGGCTGGACACGCTCGGGTGGCAACTTGCTTGACACCGCAGCTGTCAAGGTCTACGTCAACAGCGCCACCTGATCCACCAGGTGCATCCGCTCCGGGCACGCCAGCCGTGCCCGGAGCGGATGCACCTGGTGGATCAGGTGGCG